TCAAGTTCTACTTCTTCGTTTACCTTGATAAAGTTTTTAGATGGCTTGCCACCTTTTTTTACCATATCAATTTTGTATTTGCCTGATTTCAAACCAGCAACACCAGTTTGTTGCCAAGAGTTGTCATTTTGTTTACTAAGGAACGCACCCATTGCATTTGTATCTTTAAATGCCTTTACTTGTACTCTATTAGAAACCATTTTTCCTGGTGCCTTTGGCATATCTTTGTAAACAGATGCAGATGCTTCTTCAAGTTCTACTTCTTCATTCTTTTCCCAAGGTGCTTTCTTCAATGATACTTTATCTTTACCAGTTTTAGAAGTCGCAGATGCTTTTGATAATGCCGCTGATTTAGCCATTGCTGAACCTTCTGAAAGTCTATTCACAATAGCTTGGTCTGCTTGTTCTCTCATCTTTGCTCCAAGTTCGACAGATTCGTCAAAAGAAGGTCCTGCATATTCGAATGCATCGTCATAAGAGGTGTCGTATTTAGCATCGCCCTTTTGGTCAGCGATACGTGTTGCATCCCCAACGCCAGCTATCTCGCCAGTAAATTGGTGATCAAGAGCCACTGGATGTGGCATAGTCTCGTATGAGTGCATATCTTTAAAAGCACGTTCTTCTTCTGGCTTTGGTTGTGCTACCTCACCTAAAATTTGTCTAAAGGACTTCATTTCTGCTTCTCCTACTGGATTCTTTAGTATTATTTATGTAAATTTAACACTTGTGTTAAATATTATTCTTTTTCGTCTTCTTGAGGTGGTGCTTCTTGCTGTTGAGGTGCAAAGTCATCTTGCTCTTCACCTTCTTCATCTGGTGCATCCTTAGCCTCTTGTTCGATTTGTTCTTTCATTTCTTTCATTTCTTCATCACCCATACGAAGTACGTTGCGTAGTACCCACTCTCTTGAGTAGTACGTACCAACATGTTCTTCAACTTCACGCAAAGTAGTAAGTCTTTCTCTTGCGATTTCAGCTTCTTTCAACTCTGTAAAGTAGTTGTCTTGTACGAAGTCATAACGAATAGTGTTTTTGATTTCTGCAAATTCTTCTGGTGTCATGATACCTTTAAGTACCATTTGCTTTTCCAACATCTGTGTGAACAGTGAGGAAAAACGACTTCTCATTCTTTTAATAAACTTACTAAACTTCAATTCGTCACGAGTGATTTCTGAAACACGTCCAAATGAAGCCATAGTCTCAGGCTCAAGTCTTGACAAAGGAACTTTAAGAGATTTGTACAATTTACGTTGGAAGTACAGCATATTTTCATCTGAACTTAACGCTTGTGAATTACCACCTGGCATTGTATCAACTTCAGTTGATCTCTCACCACCACGACGTGGGAACCAGAAATCTTCTGTCATTGTCATCATTTTACGTGCATCACTGATTTCACCTGTAGAAGAGTCGTATTGCAACTTATTCTTGTGGCGTGTCATCATATCTCTTAGATACTGCTCAGCTTTCGATTTAGGTAGGTTGCCAACGTCAATGTAAAAAATTCTTCTCTCAGGAGCGCGTGTAAGAGTATAAATGACTGTCGCATCTTCAAGCATCCTTAATTGGTTAAGAGGCTTGATTGATGGGTGCAAAAAAGACAACACTAAAGAGTTGTTCTCAGTCATCATGCCTGATGTTACTCTAGCAATGGAGTCTTTGGCAATCTTAAAGCCTTGTGTTCCACCACCTTGTGAACCTGTATTCTGTTGAGCAAAGCCACTTTCTGAATACATATAATATTCGTTCTTTACTTTTTTGACAGGGACGCCACTATGTGGGTCTTTTTCTTTTTTGTCAACTTCACGAATAAGCTTGAGTTTACGTGGATCAACGTAGCGTAGCTCACGGATACCATCTTTCAAGTTTTCGTTGTCGATAATTACGTGGTAGTTAATTCTACCGTCTACATAAAACTTACTAAAAATGTCGTATGCATTAGTGGAAAAGTCAAGAAGCGACAATACGTTCTCAAACTCTTCAATTATTTTATTCTTTACCTTATCAGGCATGTTTGTATCGTCAAGGACTACCTCAACGACTTTTTCATCAGTATCAACACTGATTGCTTCGTTGATAATTTCATCAACGGCTTGAGATATTTCTGGTTGTTGTGCCAGACCTCTATATTTTGTAACTAATTCTGATTCTGTCTTAGCAGAACCTTCCATATCCAATAGGGTGCTGTAAAAGCCGCCCATTGCATTACCAACAGTAATAGCACCGTCATCATTAGACGGTTCAGCAAATGAGGAAGGTACAAACCCTTCCTCATCACTTTCTCTTTTGATATCGAATCCAAATATCTTCATATCATCACTTTCTCATTATAAATTTATGTAGTAGGTACGCCAGTATTACCCTCAACACGCCATAGGTCGTATTGGAATGTAACACCAAATTCTTCGATTGCATCGGTTTGTGACCAATCCATCTGAATTCCATCGATACCTATTGGGAACATCCCTTCAAATATATATGTTCTCAGGATAGACCCATCTTTACTAAATTGAGTAATCTGTCCTGTCGATTTGTAGTCTTGTGGCAAGGCTCTTGAATTAGAGTCGTGCGAGTTGATTGCGTTAGACCAAGCTTCCATTGCGTTACGGATAGCAAAGTCTTCGTCGTTGATTACGGTTACAGTCCAATCTGCGAATGTTCTATCACCTGCATACTTGATCTGACGACCAAAATATGGAACCGTAAATTGCCCTAGAGTAGACTCTGGAATACCAGCAGCACGTACCATGAAAGGTACTTTAATGTCTGCTTCTGGGGCAATTGGGTTAGTGATCTGACATTGGAACAGAGTTGGACGCGCACCACCACCGACAAGTTCTGATTTGAACTGGTTGATATTAAATGCCATTCTCTTTTCTCCTTTATCTATTCTTATTTAGTTACGATATCTGACCAACAATTTCGTCAAACTCAATACCACTGCGTGTTGCTACAAATGTCAATTCAATGACGTTAATAGAACGTGCTGGTTTGATAAAGATGCTTGCACGGAATTTGTTTTGGTCAACAACCTCAGGAGTATTGACTGTACTATCAGAGATAACTCTGAAATCAATAATACCACGACGTCCTTGAATGTCACGTAAGAACGGATCAACAATGTTTTTAAACTGTGTCTGAGTAAAATCATCGTTAAGTTCAAACAAGAAACTTTCAGCGGCTGTAGCGATTGATTTCTCAACAGCGATAAACAACCTACGAACGTTAAGGCGATCAAACGCTGATGGCAATCCAAGACCAGTTTTGTCACCGAATAGTACGATGCCCTGACCAGTTTGTGAGATAACAGGGTTCACATCTGAACCATAAAGTGTATCTCTATGTGGTTTGCTTGGGTTGAAAGCTAGTTTGATAACATTCTTGATAACGCCTTTTCTGAAACCAGCAGGAGATTCCCATGGTTCAACTCTAGCGGCAAGACCTGCCATGTCACCGTTTAACGGTGTCCAACGGTATTGATCGTTGTATTTGTCGTAGCGATACTTGTACCCACTATCCATGAATGAATAAGATGAGTTCTGAACTTTGTTACGATATGCAAGAACATTAGTCATTTTTGCATTCATTTTAAGTTCAGTTACCACTGCTTCTTTAGATGGAGATAGGAAAGCCACACAATCTTTTCTTGTTTCACAGATATTTGAAACAATGTAGTTTGCTCTAATACCCTCATCATCGCCTTTGCCTTGTAAGACGAAAGAAATGTCAATCTCGTTAGAGTTCTTCAGTGTATCTAGTGCAAGACCGATGTGTGCTAGTGTTGCGTCTTCTTCAGTTGTTGCATCTGTACCACCATCAAAGGTTTCGTAACGTGAAATCGCTGTGTTAGCGCTTCCAACAACATCCGTGTTAGCAACTGTTACCCATGCAGACATATTCTCGACTACAGTTGAATAGTAGTTTGTAGCACCTTCTGGCGTAACAGCACCAATCTTAGTAGATAGGTTTTCAAACTTTTCAAGCATGAAATTTGGAGTACCACTAATCGCACCAGTTTTATCAATAACAGCAATGTGTACATGGTCTGCATCTGGAGTTCTACCAAAGCTAGAATTATGTTGCCACTTACGTGATATTTTAAGTTTGTTAAGATCAGTTTCTGCTAGAGTGTATCTGTTAGTGAAAGTAATGTCATATGCATATGCCGCCACGTATGTGATTGCAGTGTTTCCAGTACCTTCTGTTACTTCACCCGGTGTTTCTGTGAATGTATCAATTTTTAATTCTTGATATCCAACAGATTCGTTACCAATTACTAGTACGTCACCTTTTGAAAGTGCGTCAAGTTGTTGTGTGTTAGCAACTTCGATTGCAACGCTAGATGCGTTAAACGAAATTACTTGGTCGATTGCATTGTTTGAAATTTTATTTGTTGGTATTTCACCTGTGTCGAGGACTTCGTTGCCGAAACCTGCTGAAGATACCCAAGCAACTTCTAATGCGTTGCCTAATGCACCTTGGTACTTTGCCTTAAAAGCACCGTATGTTGAGCTTTCTTCGATAACAGCATTGTTTCCATCTAAAGTCAACTCGTCACCAGTAGCAGTTTCGGAACCGTCATCGGCGCGAACTACGTATAGTGCATTTGAATAAGACAAAAAGTCAGCCGCAACAAAAAATGTTTCGAAGTTGCTGTTGTTTGGAGCGCCAAATCGATCTACGAGTTGGTTCTCTGACGAAATTAGTATCGGCTCATTGGTTGGACCCCATCTGAAAACACCTGCCATAGCGGCTGGTGGAGTCGCGATGGCTGGTACTGCCTGTGAAGCGTCCACTTCTCGAACGATAACGGAAGGACTTACGGAAAAAGCCATATTTTTCTCCTTTATGTATTGAAAACGACGTTATTATTAGTTTGTTAATTCTCTCTCTTGTTCTATTTATACAAAAGAACATCTTAATATAATGCCCATCCTTGGCGTTCATCATCTTGCCAAATCACATCATCATCGTCTGAACCATCATCTATAAAACCAAAGGGTAACATTTCTTGCTCTACTTGTTCTTCTGTCTTCTCTCTCAACTTCATAAGTGTATTAATATCTGTTAAATCCTTAAAATACATCTGATCACTGAGCCATGCAAATATCACTAAATTCATTACCAAATCATCATGCGAACCCGATTCAGCCTCATAAGAGACACCTTTCTTGGAGAACCTTGAAAGTTCTTGAATCGTTTCAAAGTCTTGTAATATTAATTGATTTTGCTCAACCAACATTTTCAAGATAGAACACCCAACTGCTTTTACACTCTTAGTTGTTCTTATTCCACTATCTACATTCTTACCAAAACCTGCTGATATGCGTTTCCCTTGTCTACCAGCGCTTTCAGTCGAAAGTAAATTTTCGTAACCATAGTCCATCAATAATGTATCAGAGACTTGTTCCCCAATATCATTAATTTCAATCAGAACTGATGATTCGTTATAAAGTTTTCCCATTCTATAGATAACTGCTGAAAAGTCAATAGGAGTTACCATATTATCTCTATAAGTACAAACTTGCTTATAAGGCATGGATGTAATATCGATTATACTGAATGTCGAATAGTCAAGCCCTTTACCACGAGACACGTCACACGTCATAGCATACGTATGACCTTCAACAGGCGCTTCGTATTGACATATGTTGTTTTGTTCGACTATAGGGCGAGATGGTGCTAATTCTTTTAGTTTGGCACTGTCGATAAGTGTACCAGAACTACCTAAGAATTGACAACAATATTCTTGATTAAATTTCTCTTGGTCGAAGTCTAAAGCTTCTAAGGTTTCATTCTTCCAAGACTCGTCACGACCTGGGACGTCATCCCACATAACCTTAACGAACTCGTAACCGTTAGTGCCTTCTTCAGCACCCTTACAAGTCTTCCAGAAGTGGTTAAGACCATTAGGTGTAGAAGTCATTAATAGCTTTGTACTCTCACCAGATGAAATTGTAGGATAAACTGATGCGAAGAATTCATCATAACCTTCAATGAATGCAACCTCATCAAGGTATAGAAAGTTAATAGATTTACCAC